TGGTTACATTGAAAACGCAAATCGGCGTGGTGTTTCTTGCATCATGGTGGCTCACAGCAAGATCAACCGATTCAAAAACCCGGATGGTAGCGACTACGTTCGGTACGAACCGCGGCTAATCGATAACCCGAAGGCCAGCAACATGCTCCAGTGGGTGCAGTTTTTGGATCATCTTGTTTTTATCGACATCGATAAAAACGTTACGAAAGGCAAAGCCTGCGGTGGTGCGTCACGCACGATGTATCTGGATACATCGCCGGTTCGGATGTCAAAAGCACGTGGAATTTCCAACGATCCTATCGTCTACGAAAAAGGATCAACGGCATTATGGGATCTGCTCGGAGTAAAACAAGAAACGGTAAACTAAAAAGGAGGGTTAAAAACATGCAGTTAGAAAACGGAACATATCCGGCGCATCCTACGGGACGTGTCGAGGTCGGCGAACATGCGAATGGTTGCCTGATTGCCACGATGGAGTTCGACATCGGCGAAGGCCGCACGATCAGTAACGTGTTTTGGCTGACCACGAAGGATGGGGCCGTCAATACGCGGTCAATCGAAACCTTGAAAGAGATATTCGGGTGGGATGGGGCGGACCCGTTCTGGTTGGCGGACCATGCCGTGGAGTTTGTCGACGTCGCGGTCGAACTGGTGATCAAAAACGAAACATTCCAAGGCAACGACGGCAACGATCACACGGTGCCGAAAGTCAAGTGGGTGAATCCGATTGGCGGAGGCGTGCAGATCGCCAATAGTGATCGCAAGGCACTGACATCGAAGTATGGCGCGAAGCTCCGGGCTGTATCCGGGGGAACGCCAGCCACTAAAAAGACAGCGCCGCCAGCGGCACCTGCCAAAGCAACCCTGCCACCTGAGCCCAAGCAAAACGGCATACCGTCCGATATGCACGCATGCTGGAAGACACTCACGGATGCAATGGCGGACAAACCGCGCAACGGCGTCGAAGCACAGTGGTTTGAGATCATTAAGGAAGCATGCGGCGACAAACCGCAGGCCGACTACACGCCGGCTGATTGGGGCGCGGTGATGGCGAAGATCAAGACGACATTCGATAACTTGCCGTTCTAAGGATGGCTGTGGTCTGAAGGCTGTGGGCTGTTGAATTAGCCTATGGTCTACAGCCTACGGTCCACGGTCAAATTCCCTGCCCAGGGACCGGGGGTGTGCGTATCCGGTAAAACACGCGCATGGAGCTTGAAACATGAAGAAACTGAAACTTGACCAGATAATTATTGATGCAGGGACACAGACGCGGGCGAAGCTGAACGAAGACACGATTGAAGATTACGCGGAAGCCATGACTGAGGGCGGTAAATTTCCGTTGATCGCCGTCTTTACTGATGGAGCAAATTACATTCTTGCCGACGGCTTCCACCGTTACATGGCGGCTAAGAAAAACGGATGGGTTGACATTGAGGTTGATTTGCACAAAGGCACAAGAATTGACGCCCTATGGTACAGCCTTGGTGCAAATAAGGCCAATGGCCAGCGCATGAATCACGACGACAAGCGCAATTCCATAATGCTCGCATTGCGTGATTTTCCCAAAAAGACGCAAGGAGAGATCGCGCAGCATGTCGGATGTTCTCGTGAATGGGTCAATAAGGTTTTTGGGCAGGTTGTGAACACTTCACAACCTGGCAGGACCGTTACCGGGAAAGACGGTAAAAGTTATCCGGCGCGGCACAAGGATGATCTTAGCCGCCCGCCCAAGCCGCCGGAGGAAGAAAAGGATGACAACGGCAAGGTAATCCCAAAGAAACTGCTCACGCTCTGGCATAGGGCGCAGGAAATACAGGACATACTGACCCAGATATCGAAAATCCGGGCGACAATTGAACGCGCCCAGGAAGAGAAGGACGCGCTTTATGCTGAAATTACCCCGTCGCAGGTCAAGGCAGCGTTAGACACGGCTTATACCGCCATCAAGGCGACGAAACCCTATTGCGTGTGTCCGGCCTGCCAGGGAGAGGGATGCCGCGCATGTTCACACCGCGGACTTATTGGCAAATTCCGGTTCGACACGGTAATTCCTGGGGAATTGAAGAAATGATACTGCGTCCGTATCAACATGATGCCGTTGCTGCTGTCTGGAAGGCGTGGCAAGAAGACGATTCTACCATGATAGTTCTGCCGACTGGAACGGGCAAAACCATTGTCATGGCCGAGCTGATCCGCCACTGCTTCCCGCGCCGCGTCATGTTTCTGGCACATCGCGAAGAGTTAATTAGCCAAGCAAAAAACAAGATCGAGTTGGTTTCCGGTTTTCGAGTAGATATTGAGATGGCCAACTTGCGGACTATGGAAAACGGTTTATTCGACGAAGCGCAGGTAGTGGTGTCGAGCATCCAGACGCAGAATGCCGGCGGCGATGGAGGCGGCCGGATGGGGAAGTTCCTGCCGGACGACTTCGGCTATTTATTCATAGACGAAAACCATCATTCCACGGCAAAGTCGTACCGCCGCGTGATTGCCTACTATCGCCAGAACCCCCGGCTCAAGGTGCTCGGCGTAACCGCCACGCCGGACCGCGCCGATGAGGAGGCCCTGGGCCAGGTGTTTAAATCGGTGGCCTACGACTATGAGATTCTCGACGCCATTCATCAGGGCTGGCTGGTGCCGATTGAACAACAGATGATCCATGTCGAAGGCCTCGACTTCTCGCGGGTCCGGACTACGGCCGGCGACCTGAATGGCGCGGACTTGGCCGCCGTCATGGAGTACGAGCAGAACCTTCATGCCATTGCCGATCCAACGATCTCGATTTCCGGTAACCGGCGCACGCTGGTATTCGCCGCGAGCGTTGCCCATGCCGAACGTCTATCTGAAATCCTTAACCGGCACAAGGCGGGTTCGGCGGCCTGGGTATGCGGCAAAACCGACAAAGATAAGCGCCGCCAGATGCTTCTGGACTTCGCCGCTAATCGTCTCCAGTTCATCGTCAATGTCGGTTGCCTCACCGAAGGCTTCGATGATCCGGGCGTCGAAATTATCGTGATGGCGCGGCCTACCAAAAGCCGGTCGCTCTACGCGCAGATGGCCGGCCGTGCCACGCGTCCGCTCCCAGGCATTGTTGATGGACTGAATACCGACGACGAACGTAAGGCGGCCATCGCCGCAAGCGCCAAGCCGTGCGCATTGATCATGGACTTTGTCGGTAACGCCGGTCGCCACAAGTTGATGACATCCGCCGACATTCTGGGCGGCAATTCATCGGACGAGGCGATTGCGCGCGCCTTGGAACGGGTCCAGCGCGAAGGCGGGGCAATGCGTATGGATAAACTATTGGACGAGGAAGAAGAAAAGTTGAAGGCCGAAAAGGAGGAGCGACGCCTGGCGGAAGCGGCTAATCGAGCCCGGTTGACGGCGCGGGTAAAGTGGTCATCCCAGAATGTTAATCCGTTTGATGTGTTCGATTTGACGCCCCGCAAAGAACGCGGTTGGGACCAGGGAAAGACCCTGTCTGACAAGCAATCGGCGATCCTGTTGAAACAGGGGATTGATCCGGCCGGGATGCCATACTCGCAGGCGAAACAACTTCTGAATGAAATCTTTAGGCGCTGGGATGGTTCGCTCTGCTCGTTCAAGCAGGCGAAGGTTTTGAAAAACCACGGATTCGATCCAAATCTGTCGCGGGATGATGCCAGGAAAACAATTGATACGCTGGCGGCAAACCACTGGCGAAGGAGCGCGTAAAATGATCACATGGCTGCGCGTAAGCAAAACGAATCCATGCCCGATCTGTCACAAGCCGGACTGGTGCGGCTACTCCGAAACCACGGTTTGCTGTATGCGCGTCCAGTCCGACCGGCCGGTAAAAAACGGCGGATGGATCCACCGACTTGCCGATCCTGTTGAATATCGCCCTCGCAAAGAGCCGCCCCGGGATCATCTTATACGGCCCTGCTTCGATCAGCTTTGGCGCGGCTGGCGGGCAAAGACCGAACCAGTATTGCTCTTCGACTATAGCCGGGCCCTTGGCGTATTCGATCAGGCCCTGCACGATCTCGGCGCCGCCTGGGCCCCGGAGTATGGTGCTTGGGCGTTCCCAATGCGCGACGGCACCGGCAAAATCGACGGCATCCGGCTCCGCGCCGATTCCGGCCGCAAATGGGCAGTCACCGGTAGCCACCAGGGAGTATTTATCACGGGTACATGGCCAAGCGTGCCCGATGTTGCATTGATCTGCGAAGGTCCGACCGATACCGCCGCCGTGCTGACACTGGGTTTCCTGGCCATCGGAAGACCGTCTTGTCTCGGGTGCGAAGTGGAAATCGCCGCCACAATCAAGCGCCTTGCCATTCGCCGCGTCGTCATCGTCGCGGACAATGATGGCCCCGGCAAGACCGGTGCCGCAAAACTCGCTACGGGGCTCCGGATTCCCAACAAGACGATCATCCCGCCAGCCAAGGATTTTCGGGATTGGGTCCGCGCCGGCGCGTCTAAGGCTTTGGTCAACTGCATCATAAATCAACAAATATGGAGGATACCCTGATGGCCAAACGATTCACCGCGAGCGATAAATGGGCGGATCCTTGGTTCCGCAAGCTAAACCAGAAATCTAAATTATTCTGGCTTTTCCTGCTGGACCGTTGTGATGTCGCCGGAATCTGGAAGATGGACTATGAGCTGGCATCCTTCTGTATTGGGGAATTGATCAACGAATCCATCCTTGCTGACTTCGCCGGCCGCGTAGAGAAAATCAACGGCGATAAACTCTGGATTGTCAGGTTCGTCGAGTTTCAATATGTCGTTCTTAAAGAAGACGTTAAGCCTCACAAGCCAGTAATAAACCT